TGAATCATACATTATTTAGAAATTGGCGTTTCCGTTGGAGTCACGGCCGTGCTTGGAACTACCCCCTTCATATTCTTTGGAATGTTTGGAATGCTTGTTGCCCCTTCTGGCATTACTTGCTCTTTCATTTTCTGCCCCTCTTCTATCAGTTGAATGTCAGTAATAGAAATTCCCATTCTTTCAGCCATTTTGTAAATAAATCTTTTCAAGAGCGGGTCTTGCAAAACCGCCGGGTTAGAGATTTGAGAAAGAAAACTTTGCAAGTTAATTAATTCAGTCATTGGGTCAATGCTTTCGTTAGAAACATTCACAATAATATCTTGGTCAAAATCCTTGAAATATCCCTTTCCATATTTGATTATTCTTACCAATCCGCCTTTTTTCAATTCAGAATTAAGTTTTTCTTTTAATTGCTGTCTTTCTTTTTCAGAAGGGACAAATCCAGTTTGAATGGTCTTTTTATAAATAAAATCGTTTAATATTTCCTCAATAAATAGATTGTCCGCCCTCTCTAAATCATCAAAGTTGTCCGCAATTATTCGGGTCATTTCCTCGCCGTTAAACTCCTTCAAGAGTTTGGGAAGGATATAGTTTTTAACTATCTTTTCCAAGAATAACCCAAAGTTCTGACGGATTAAGGCAAAATTAGACAAACTTTGTCTTTCCTGAATAAGAGCGTTTGTGGCTGGCGTGGTTGCTGGAACAGATTCACCTCTCACTACATCATAAGTGAAGGCCAATCTGTCAGCCAAAGTATCAATAGCGTTTTCCTCACTTACCCAAGAGTTTAAATCTCTGTTTTCGGTCGCTACCGGCGTAATCTGTCCTTGAATAATAGCGCCATCTACATAGTCAGTTAAAAAGTTCCCGCCAATATTTGGGTCAGTTGTCTGGAATAAATGCTTGGAAGAAATCTCCATTGCACTTGCCTTTTGATTGACAATAGAGTTCTTTCTGATTTGTAAGTCCAAAAGAAGTTCTATATCGCCAATGCCAAGTAATCTTCCCTTCTGTTTGCGGAGAGGAAAGTCAAAATATTGATATTCCTCTATTGGTTGACTAAATAATACAACTCCCTCTTTATCAGAGTTCTTTTTGAAAGCCACAAAGAAAATCGCTTTTTTGTATCCGCTTCCTTTTCCAATCCATTGAGCGGGAACAATTCCCTGTCTTTCGTAAATCTTAATAAAGTCATCTTTTTCGTCTATCAATTCATCAATGTTTTTCCAGCCGTCATTTTTCTTTTCTAAAAGTTGGTCTGGGGTTAAAAGATGTTTCTCAATAATAAATTGGGCTTTTTGAAGGTTTTCGGCAGAAGCGTCAAAGTATAAATTGCGAATATCCACTACGCTTGGAATTACATCGCCCGTGAATTTAAGAATGCCACTGCCATAAGTAGCCGCTTGTTCTGCCAATTCGTTCAAAATACTTCCAAACCCGCTATCTCTCGCCCATTTCTTAAATCTGCTCTCGCATAAGAATGCCTTGATTTGCTTGATTGTATTTGTCCCAAAGACCCTAAAATGTTTTATATCAATATCAATCAATCTTTTGGTTGTATCCCTGCGGAATAAGACAATATTATAAAAGAATTTCCTTCGTCCTCGGCTGTCTTTCTGCCCGTTTTCAAAGCGAGAGTTAATATAAAGAGTTATTTTATTGATAAGATTTGAAGTATTCAAATCATAACCATCTGCTATGTGAATAGTTTCATTCTCAAACTTGTCTATTTCACTTGTAATCTGCTCAAAAATGTTAGATTTCATTTATTTTTTTTAGTTTTTACTTCGCCAGCAAAAGATTTTCCTCTAATATAACAAATATGAATATATTTATTATCTGGCAATTTCTTTGTAATCACACGACCGCCCTTTTTAACGCACTCTAAAAATTGTTTTGGCATAATTTATTATTCAGTTTATTACTCGAAAGAGTTAACCGCCCCATAATTTTTTCTGTTAAAATAAATATCATAATTTGGTTTTCTTATTGGAGAATAGCCAACGATTGCATAACGGATAGCGTCCATTAAATGGTCGTTTTCCTTTACTGGCAATTCTTTCATTTTTTCTTCATCATAATGATAAGTGTTAAATTCCTCAATCGCATTCACGCATTTATCCAGCACATAAAATCTACCCCTAAGAACTTCTTGCACTTTTGATATTCCAAACTTTATATCTTTATTAGTTTCTTTTGGATATAACCCCGCTCTTCTCATTTCTTCCATTCGGTCTGGCTCGGCTGGATCGGGATACCATTCATTAACTCTATATTGCTGATAAAAAATCTTGGCTTTTTGGATTACATCAGCGGTAGTTTTCTGGCTTTCATAGAACTCATCAATAAGATAGAAAACTTTATCTTTCACGCCAATCACCGCAATCGCTGAGGGGTTATTATATCCCCAGTCAATCCCTGCAATAACTATATCATAATTTTGAGGTGCTTCTTTAATAATGTGGTGTTCTTCCAACTCATAAACCAAACCAGACATTTTAACAAATTCACCTTCGTATCGCCGCGCAAACTCTTTGGGAGACAATCTTGCTTTTTCTTCTTCATAAAAATCTTTTGGGAAATAAGGATTATCTATTGATTTCCAAGTAAAAACAGAAAGTTTATTGTCTCTATTTTCTTTCCACGGAATAAAGAATTCCCGATAAAGCCAATTTTCAAAATAAGGAGTGGTTGTAATTAGAACTTGTCCTTTTGCCACAGAAACTCTTGACCTAATGATTTGCCAAACCAATCTTTTCATCATTCCCGCTTCATCCAGCCAAGCCCAATTTAATGTCATTCCTTCTAACCCTAATGGGTCATCAGCCGATCTGATAAAAATCTTTCCGCCTGTTGGCAACTCAATAATTCCTTGCTGTTGTTTATAGAATTTTTTGTATTCAGGAAAAATTTGAAAGAACTTTTCTAGTGTGCTTTGGATAAGAATTTTATAAGTGGGAGCAATTATCGCTCCGCTTTTGTCTGGGAATTCATTGATTTTCTTTTGAGCCCAAACGCTTCCCAAAAAAGATTTCCCTCCTTGCACTCCTGAAATGCAAGCAATAAATTGATTATCGCAATTAAGTGCTTCCCATTGTTTTGGGTGAAGTTTGATTTCCTTCTCGTTCATTTTATTATTCGTCCTTTTTTACTACAATCTTTACTGGTAAATCACCTTGCGAAACCTCGTGAGATTCTCTATATCCGTGTTTGCTTAAAATAAGTTTGGCAATATTAGAATTAAAATTACCATCAAGTCCTCTGTTTATTAAAGTTTTTCCTTGTAAAACCAAAATTGAGTTAATAATGTCAGAAAATTCTTGCTTGTCTTCGTCTGCCGTCCATTGATAAATTGTTTCTCTCGTTAATGGATAATCTTTTTTATAAAAATAAAAAGACAACCCTTCAATGCTTGGGATTACTTCTTTCTCGTCTTGATAGTGTTGAAGGTATTCTTTGCAAATCTCCAAAACTATTTCTGGTATGTATTTTGTTGGTCTTCCTGCTGGCATAATTGGTTATAACCATTTTGGATTATTTAAATACCACTTAATTGTTTTCTCTAATGATTCTTCAAAGTTTTTAGGCAATTCCCATCCCATCGATTTCATTTTTGAACCATCAAGAGCATATCTCAAATCGTGTCCCGGTCGGCTTGAGTGAAAATCTATCATTTCATATTTAAGGGGTTTTCCTATCACATCGGCAATAAATTGAGCCACCTCTAAATTGGTCATTTCTTTCTCGCCCACGATATTATACTTGTCTCTTTGTTGGGCTTTTTCTAATAAGAAATGAACTGCACTGGCAACATTTCGGCAATGAATATAAAAGCGCGAACCTGACTTTGTTTTTGTTGGGTCGGAATGAATAAAAACTGTCTCACCATCAAGAACTTTCTTGATAGTCATCGGGATAAATTTCTCAGGGTGTTGTCTCTCTCCAAAACAATTCATCGTATGGGTTATAAAAAGAGGAACTTTATAGGTGTTAGCATAAGCTAAACATAATTCCTCAGCGCCCGCTTTTGTGGCGGCGTAAGGATTGGCTGAATTATATCTATCCCACTCTTTATAAAACACTCCTTCTGGGGCTGGTCCCATTACCTCATCCGTCGAGAAAAAATTAAACCATTTTATATCCAAAGAGCGCGCAAGGTCTAACATTCTCATTGTCCCAACCACATTAGACATCACAAATGGTTCTGGGTTTTTAATGCTGTTGTCCACATGCGTCTCTCCACCTAGGTGCAAAATATAATCTACCCTTCCAATTTCTTTCTTTAATCCATCTGTTATTGGTTTTGTAAAATCAGCGGTTAGAATTAATACCCGCTTGTCATTAAATGCTTTAATATCTCTCAATCGGTCAAATCCCAAGGAGGCATAATTAAGACGATCGAGAACAACAATTTCCCAATCGGTATTTTTAAGAAAATGTTCTACAAAGTGATGACCAATAAAGCCACAACCTCCCGTGATTAATACTCTTTGCATATATTATTATATTCTATATTCTATCAATATCTTA